CTCTATCCCACAGATTTTATCAGTGAAGATCAGATCGCGGGAGATCGCAGGTGGTTTTCTTCAACGGGAAGGCCCAAGAAAGTCCGGTATTGGAAGCAGTATTATTCGAGTATGACCGAAAGTACGGTCGAGCATTTTCTGATGTGGTATGGCCCGACTAACAATAAATACAATATCTGCATTCATTTCACTAAGGACTACCCGAACATTTCAGTGTGGGATAACGACACTTATCCACCCCACCCCCCGGAAATCCATGATTATATCTGGCACAGGGCACTTGCTAACCTCATCACGGTCGCGGAACGACAACGCCGGGAGTACAAACCCGAAATGGAAAACAGCCGGGGGTTTATCAATACCCGGATCGAGGTCTTATACGCTCAACACTGGCTGTCAAAGCAGGTGCAGGAAGAGGATAAGATCATTAATTTGAGCCGTAAGATGTTGGGGCAGGATTTGGGGAGCCCTGAGTTTAGCGGAGGTATGACGGCATGAGAGAGCCCCGCATAAAAAATAAAAGGATAAGCCTTTGTTTTGCGCTTGTTTTTGCTCTGTTTACGGTTCTCTACCTGGGCCTTGCCAGGGGCGGGACTATCGATACCAGTGGCGTTACCGTTCAGACTGTTATTGACCGGGTACGCTACGATATAAACGAAACGACTGCCGGGTTCTGGTCGGATACGGAACTTCAGCAATGGATCAATGAGGCCATATGGGAGATTAATTCAAAGACACGCTGCCTTGAAACAGCGGTGTCTACACAAGCGCTGGCAGAAGATGATTACGATTATGCAATAGCAGGCAACTGGCTGTCCATTGAAACGATAATCCACGATTCCGGAACTACGACCGGGGACAGTGATACCGCAGATGCAGGTCGCCGATTACATACCCTCAAGCGCATAGACATCAAGGACTTCGGACACACACGGGAAACCGGACGACCCAAGCAATATACGATCTGGAATGACATACTGTATGTCTGGCCTATCCCTGATAGTACCGTAAGTGGGACTACCTTAATCTTATTTGTCGTCACTCTCCCAACCAGCATTACATCCGCGACGAGTGCCATCGAGACACCTGCCTATTTTGACCATTGCATCCTTAATTATGTCAAGGCGAAAGCCTATTTTAAAGACAAACGGGAAGCCAAAGGGAATTATTATATGGCCCTGTTTGAGAAAGCGGTGAGGGAATATGTGGTCACTATCCTTAAAAGAAATATCCCAGATCCATAAAAAACATTTCTGGCTGATCATTTTTACAGCTCTCGCCCTTGTTTTTGGGTTTAGCCATTCTATGTGGAGCCAGAATAATGAGCTTCCTCCCGTTGATGACGACCCGCTCATTAACCTGTCCAGCATGTTCCAGGGCCAGTGGCTACCTGCCCTCGATCCCCTTAAAATCGGTAAGGACAATTTTAAAACCCTTCAAAACCTGCGTTATACGAGTAACGGGTTAAAGGGTGTTGATGGCTACTCGGCTATAAACACCAATATAATTAACGCATCAAACTACCGTATCAAGAACGGTTTTCACTTCCGAAAAGACCAGCCCGCAGAATCCCATGTCTTAGTCCAGGCCGAAAACTCAGGTGCAACCGCCTCCGCAATCTACGAGAACGAGACAGCTATACCCGACACAGGCAATTTTACGGCTACTGCCCTTCATACCGATAGCTCGGGTTATGGCTTGGGTCGGTTCTCCCCTGCACCTCAGGGCAACGTAATTTATGCTAATGGTGTGGAATCTATGATCTGGGGGGGCGATGAACTCAGGTCTGCCGCCTTTATGACCGGCACTACCACAATCACCAATACCATTACAGGTGTCAGGGATTTCAGCAAGGAAGTTCAAAACACCCAAACGACAAACGATCAGATTGCTATAATCGGCGGTGGAGACGATTCTGCTACCGTTTTGCTCCTTCATATGGATGGAGCAGACGCCTCAACGACCTTCACCGATAGTTCGGATTCTGCTCATACGCCGACGGCTGTTGGTGATGCCCAGATGGACACCGACCAGAAGAAGTTTGGTTCAGCATCGGGCTTATTTAATGGAACTACTGATTATGTTACATATCCTGATCATGCCAATTGGTTTATGGGTACAGGGGCTTTCACGACTGAAGCCTGGGTAAGATTTAATGATGTAAATGCTTATAGCGGTCTTTTTGGTCAATGGGTAAGTGATGCTGAAAGATGGGATTTACTTTTTGCTCATATAACGAATGAGCTTAGTTTTACTGTACGTACAGGCGGGAGTTATACCGTTATAGCTGCTGGTTCTTTTGATCCAGTTGTAGATACATGGTATCATATTGCTATAATTCGTGGCTGGGGGGGGGTGGCTAATGCCTGGGCGATAACTGTTAATGGCACCCAGGTTGGCTCCACGGTTACTGATGCTGACCCAGTCCCTGATTATGCTGCTGTTTTTAGTGTAGGGGCATCCCGTGTTGGACAAGTAACACCATATTACTTACATGGCTGGCTTGATGAATTTCGTGCCACAAAAGGCACAGCCCGCTGGACTTCAACCTTTACCCCACCGTCCAGGGCGTATCAAGCCGATTCTCTTTATTGGGTAGTAGGCGCAACCCGGCCCCTTCAGGGTGGTAAATTCTATATCCAGAACGCAAACTTAACCTCTGGGCAAACAGTAACGGCCAAAGAATGGAATGGGGCATCATGGACTGATTTAACCACGACCGATAATACAAGCGGTCTTTCCGCTACGGGGACCGTGACCTGGAGTAGCACAGTCACCACGTCAAAGCCTAAATATCTGGAAGGCCTTTATCTTTATTTCTATCAATTCGCATTATCTGACGGGGAGGCCGATATCTATTATTGCACGGTTGATGCGCCCTGGCAGGATATCGTAGATATCTGGGATGGCGTGCTCAGGCAGCCTATCCAGTTTCAGTCCCAGCAAGATAATATTTATGAGGATTACACCCTTGAAGTCAGCCAACCGAGTTCCGCAGAAGGGGAGTTTTCCGCGTCAGTCGAAGGATTGGATGCTATTGGCGACCACATCCTTATTCAATTTGAAGAGCGCATGGCGGCTATCCGGTTTCAGATAGTGGCGGGTGATAACAATATAGCTAATGTAGACTCAACCCTGCATTATTGGGATGGTGAAGACTGGGTAGCAACTACGGCGTTTTCGGATTTAACCAGTGGGGGAACTGAAACGCTGAATCAGACAGGCGTTATGGCCTGGTCGCCGCCAGACATCGAGCAGGAGTTTATTCGAGAGGATTTCGGATCTACCGGTTATTCCTATAAAATCACATTTGACGGAACCCTATCAGGCAAACTTGACTCAGGTACAACCGATGTTCACATTGATCTTGTGGGGGGCATTCCCGCACAATTAACCGTTGCGCCGTTTAAATTTCCCAGCAAATACCGCGACCGGGTTCTCCTTTGCGGGTATCCAAAGGCCGGTGAGGGAAACCGGGTCGATTATTCTCTGACCAATGCGCCTGATGTATGGAACGGCTTTGAAACGTCCATGGGCGGACTTCAATCCCTGTATTTCGGGGGTGATGAGGAACTGACATGCGGCACACAGATTTATAACCGCTTCGGGGCCAACGTATTTGCCATGTGGGTAGCTCTAAAGAAGAACGAAACCTATCTCCTATTAGGCAGTACCCCGGACCCGGAATCAACGGACTACTTCAGGATTTATCCGGTCAGTAGAAATATTGGATGTCCTGCACCCTTGACCCTGGATACCGCCGAGGTGGGCTATCAGGTATCAACTGAGGTCGTTAGGCAGGTGGCTATATGGCTTAGTAGTTCCGGGCCTGTGCTGTTCGACGGTGCTGTTTTAATGCCACTTACAGGCATCGAAAATTACTTTGACCGCCAGAACTCAGAATGTATAAATTTTGATTCGATTGCTGTTTCAAGGGGTGCTTATGATCAAAATAACCATGAGTACAATCTATTAATACCTTCCGGTAGCAGCCAGACAGAAAATAATGTGTGGCTCGTCTATGACCTCATAAGAAAAAAATGGTATAAAAAAGATCCCGGTATAGGGTTTGAAGACAGCTCATCATCTCTTCATACGGTTACGGCCAGTGGTGCTTTCGTAGATGTGACAGAATCTATGTTCGGTGTTGGGTCAGGTGATTTCGATGGTACAGACGACTATGCTTCCATTGTGGATAGCAGTGATTGGGATTCGGGTACAACCGATTTTTCTATTGATTTATGGGTGAAGCACAGTGCCGTTGGGGTTACTGATGAATATTATGTTTCGCAATATGAAGATGGTAATAATTATTGGGTATTTTATCTCGCTGGTACAGTAAACAACTGCCCATATTTTGTTGTGAATAGTAGCGGGGTTACTGTAACTCTTGGTGGCGGAACAGCTATTTCAGATGATAATTGGCATCACCTACTTCTTGCAAAGGTAGGCGACGAATACGGAATTTACTTAGACGGTACTCAAACGGCATTTGTTGATGATGCCGACACAGATACGTTTGCAGGTTTACTTTATATAGGACAGAAGGGTGATGGTAGTTGGTTTAACGGTCACATGGATGAAGTCCGTATCTATCATGGTAATCCATTTGGGGCCGCACCCGTAGTTGGATTAACCGACACAATCACAATCCCCAGCACAGCCCATACATCTGATAGTAACACTAAATTACTCCTTCATATGGATAACAGCGCCGCGATTGGTATGCCTCAATCGTTATTATCTGTCACGGATACGTACGGGACGAGTTATCTGTACGGCGGCCTTAATACCGGATACATGATGCATGTTGAGAATGGGGACACATGGAACGGGACCGAAATAAGGCAAGTCGTCGAAACGGGCGATTTCTTCCCGACAGAAGATATATGGTACGAAACCCTGAT